GCTCCAGATGTGTAGCCAACAGTTAGGCCAAGATTGACGGAACGATTGCTTGGCTGTGGATTGCTGATGGTGACGTTGTATCCAGTAAGAACGCCAGACCCATTGTAAATAGGTGATGACGTAAGAATTGGGTATAGTCCTTGAACAGTTCCGCCAATCGTAACTTCAGCCAGCATATTGATTGCTGGACGATTAACGTCACCAAACCAACCGGATCCAGCAGAAGGAACACCAATGGAAAAGGTAGTGGTGCCTGGTGTATAAACTCCACCAACAAGGGTCCAAGCAGTTGTGCTGCTTGTTGATGCAGCGGTGAAGATCGGTGTTGTGCTCTTGCCGTCAGCAATCAAGCCATATGTGCCAAAGTCAGTCGTGCCGACCTCCATGTTGATCTGACCACCACTCAACGCCTTGGCGTGGTAGTGACAGAAGAGACCAAAGAACGACACCGCTTGGGCATAGCCGTTGTTGCACACCAGTAAGCCAGGGCCATTGAGACACACCTGGGTGAACTCGTTGAGAACAAAGCTCCGCAGTGGGCTGCTAGGGCTAGGCAGGTTTCCGTCAACGATGACACCGCCACCAGTAGGAGCAGAGTCCGTGTCACCACCATTGCTGGAGAAGTTAGTAGTGCTGTTTGGATTGAAGTCGCTGTTGTCAATGCCGCTGTCGGAAAAGTTGGTGCAGTTGTTGATGTAGGGGCTTTTGCGAATCGTGCAATTAGGCAGAAATCCGGCCACCCAGCCCTGATTGGTTGGCAAGGCATACTGAGCATCAGTGCCAGTACCGGAGTCAATTGGGTGCCCACCCCGTGTTCCTGATGCCTTGAGGCCCGCAAAGGTGAACCCGTCGATGTACGTGCCGCTGTTGCAGCGGAACATGATCTGGGTCTCAGTCGCGACCGTTGGATGGATGAAGCAAGACCGTTGGGCTTCGCCAACAATGGAGAGGTTGGCAACGGTGATGTCAATGGGCAGTGACTCGGTGTAGACCCCAGGTGCCACCTTGATCGTCCATCCAGCAGAGGCGCTGGCGACAGCAGCCTTGATGGTCCGCATCGGGTTGATGATCCGGTGACCGTCGTTGCTGTCAGAACCTGTGGCTGCGTCTACATAGATGACGGTGTTCTGCGTGGTGAACGTGCCACCGGATGCAACACCAAGCCAGCCGGATCCGTTCCAGACCGACAGGGTCTTATTGGCGTCGTTTTGGAGCCAGGTCTTGCCTGTTCTCCAACTTGTACCAGTAGGAGTAGCTGTTTGAACTAACGTGTCATAACGACCATCAGTTTCCTTAGTAGTGGCACCAGTAGTGGCAATTACACTATCATTAGAAGCCCATGTTTCAGTTGAGTCAAGGGTTTCACTGGTGACATTCCACGTAGTGGTATCTACGTAATTCTTAGTTGCTGCATCTTGGTTAGCGGTAGGCTCACCTAGACCAGTGACCTTATTGGTACCCATTGCTAGGTTACCGGTCATTGTATCGCCAGCAGATGCGACAGTAGTTGTGTCTACGTAGTTCTTAGTTGCAGCATCTTGAGCACTAGTAGGATCCTTTACATTATTGATCTGGTTACCGTCTAACGACAAGTCGTCAGGCATAACAGGATCATAAAGCGGAACATAAGTGTTCTGAATGTCCTGGTCTACATAGATACCCTGGGTATAGTTAAAGTTAAGATCCTGCGCCCTAATGGCAGATCCTGGATAAAATGTAGCAGGAAGGTTTTCATAGGATGTAAGCCTAAAAATCCTGATCTTAGTACCAACCGGTGGAACAGTATTGAGACGGATCTCCGTAGCATTGGCAAACGTATATTCGGTTGTAAGGACTTTGTTAAGGGTAACCTTAATGTCAGTCTCGATAAGATATGGGAATGGAAAACTGAAATTCCTAACGCCATAATTGGCAGAAGTAATTTCGTAGCTAATTGTAGTGATTGCCATTTACTTGTTCTTGTTGGATAAAATCGACTCCCAATCTCCACGGGCTTGAGCACCCTTAATTTTCTTGACCTTAACTTCAGATTTGCTAATATCTGGTGTCTCAGCAGCAAGCTGTTTTTTGGCCAGAACGGTAGCTTGATTGTATAAAGATCGAAGCCTCATATGTGTCATGCTATTGCTTAGGTCAAGTTCTTTACTGTCAAGCCCTTGGGATCTGGCTTGTTCCATCATTTGAAGATCTTTTTTGTATTTTGGATCTTTCATCATTTCCCTAATACCCTTCTTGACAATACCGCTCTGAGCCATAAGCTCAGCTAAACGACTGCGTTGACGTGCCGTATAAGGTACATTACCGAGTGATGCTTTAAGCTGTGGCATAGCATCGTACTCCGAATCTATAAGAAATTGCTTTTCGGGTGAGGGATTAGAACTAGTTTTAAAAGGAAGTAAAGCGTTTAGGGCATTATCAAACCAGTTTTCACGTCCTACAATTCCGCCATCAATATGATCAATCATGTAAGGTAGGGGCTCGCCTACATTAATTGTATCTAGCACATTCCACTTGTTACGTAGCATGTTTGCCAGATCAAGATCAACTTCCCGCAAACCTGGGTTAACAAGACGAGCAAACTGACCAAGAGCACCAACACTTGACAAGTTAGAAAGGTAGCGACTGAGAGCAACTTCATTACCTGCAGACATATCCATAATTGGTTGAATACCAGTCAAGAAAGACTTGTTAGTCAAATTCATTGATACGGCATACATTGCCTTAGATAGTAGCTGTTCTGCATTACCAGAACCAAGCGTGTCATGGTTTTCTAGAACATCTGCTGTAAGAGCAAGAATAGAAGCTAAAGGCTCAATGCCGTCATAACTTCTCCATTTACCATCAGGCCCTTTCCATGACCGCAATGGACGTTCACCTACGTTTTGAGAAAACTTGCTGGTCTGTTTGTCAAAATTTCCATTACCAGTAAGGTTGCCGCTAAGAAACATCATTGAGCCATAAGTCATTGTTGCGGTCCCCATAGCAACACGACCTAGTACCTCTGATTTATGAGTATTCCAAGCTTGCTCAGAGAAAGGTATACCTTTGCCAGCAAGATATTGCGTAATCTCATCTACGTCTTTTAATGTACGAACCTTTTCAAGGTCACCAATAAAATAAGACAGTGGGCTGTGCTTATGAATAAACTCAAGAATGTTAGTAGAAGTTCGAGGGAACATAATGACAGTCTTAAGAATTGGAGCCCGGTTAAGCCAACCATTCAAGGAAGTGACAAACGAACTATCCAAGTTCATAGATATTTCACGTGATGCGTGAGATACAGCTTCGTCAGTTATTAGCCCATCAGCATCAAACATTTTTTGATAGATTTCCTTAGAGACCCGCTGAACATCTTCGCCAGTAATCTTCTTACCTTCGGCAAGCAGCTGATCAAAGGCTTGACCACGTGCTTCAGCAAGGGCAATAGTTGCCTTAACAAAGCCATCGCCAGCTTCCATCATGTTCATAGAATTACGAAACCAGGGATGATCATTAATCTTGTTAATCATGTCAACAAAATTATGCTTCATCATTGGACCATGATTTCCCTTAGCAGCTTCGGCTACTGCATAAGATTCGGATAACATGAGGTAATCTTTATTCCTAGTAACAAAATCAGCACGTTGAGTAAGACTAGGATCAGCAGCAACACGTTTAAACATATCACTCATATATTGACCACCAGCCTTAAGAGTAGTATCCATATGAGTTGCATATTGCACCCATCCACGATGGAGAGTTTTCATGTCACCACGCACAGCTGCACCTAACATCACGTTTGCTGGCTTCATAAGAAGTAGCGCAGTATTGTTAGCAATAGCTTTAATGGGGGTCATAAGAGCTGAAAGCTTCAGGTTATAGAAGACACCCATTAAACCTTGAGTTACAATTGAAGGAATCTCAGGCTGACGATCAATGAAGGCTTTAGTCCAAGTACCCTGGACATTAGCCATATACTTATTGAGTGCATTAATACTACGAACGTTGCCATCCGAAAGCTCGTAGGCATACATCAGAGGTTTAAGATATTCTGGATTCTCTTGATTGATAGTCTTTAGCTGCTGGACGAAAGCACTTGACTCAGCGGCCTTCTGCTTAGCTTTAGAAGTGATCTGAACTTGTGCTTCTTTAGCGTAACGTTTGATGGCAGCTGCATCATTAGATTTGGAAACACTTTCCCATACCTTTTTATTGTTTAGAGCCCAACCAGCAATGGAACTGGATAGATCATTCTCATACCACAGTGTGGTGAGCTTATCCATGATCATTTCCTGAGCACGGGTAATGTCCTGCTCGTCGCCCATGATGCGAATTGCAGTAGCAGTGTCTGACACCTCGCCACCCAGTGAGGCTTGAAGATAAGCAGATGCACGAGCTGTATCGATGTTTAAGTAGAACGACTTAAGCTCCTTAACAGCATTAAATGCCTGCTTGTATGCAGTTTCATTGATAGGGTTAACGTTGATATCACCACCAAGGTTTTTAACGTCACGGAGATTAAAGTCATCAAACATTTTAGCAATGTCTGAACCACTCATTGAAGGATCAAGGAGTTGAGCAAGAAGTTTTTCACCCCCTTGCTTAAGTTCAGCATGTGACATCATGCGCCCATTGGGCAATTTAGCCTCAAAGTTACCTGCCTTTTTAATACGCTGCTCTACCTCAGTAACTAACTTCCGACTAGTCACATCGGACATCCCAAGTCCGTCTAATGCTGGGTTGGTTACAAAGCTGGCAATACGGCCATTAGTAGTGCCAACATTCTGTTGGATCCTGACCGTATCAACCATGGCATTCATCACACCACTAGGCTCTACTGCCTTAGGGAGCTTCTCAGCATCGTCATAGATAGGAGAATGGATGAAAGGATCTGGTTCATTGAGCCCTTTAGCCTCAAAGCGCTTGACAGCCATCTGCTCTACGTCCTTTTCACGCAACTCGCCATTACGAATAATTCGGTCAATAGTGGGGTGACTAGAGAAGTTAGTACCTACCTTGTTCCCAAGCTCTTGCAGATTTTTAGCAGCCTGAGTATCTTTAGGAATAAACTCAGTACGAATCATCTTTCCTTTGATAGCCCGTGCAAGATCTACACCACCCTGAAATACATCAACCAAAAGACCCAGGCCAGCACCTTCGAGGACATTCTTCCTGCGTTTAATATCAGGTGAATCAGAATCAAGTGTTGCCAGATCATCAGGAATCCAGCCAAACACTTTAGGAAAGTTCTCTTTCAATACTCCGCCTAAGTTATCGTCCTCTGCATATCGAGTAACACTATCTACAGCAACACCAGCACCAGCGTCAGCACCGGCAAAACCTATAGCCTTTACCCATTTTGGGGCACTACCTAAAGCGGTGCGAGCACCAACTGCACTGAGACCACGTCTAGTAAGAAGGGCTGCCCCAACAGCAGGGCCGATAGATCCCATGATCTGACGTGCCGCTTTTCCCCATTCAGTCTTGTTAGCAGGTTCCCATTCATCAGGAATCTCCATCCAAGGCTGGTTGAACTTACGACCAACGTCCTCCACGAAATCAAGACCAGCACCAATATTGGCAGTAACTAACTCCTGAGCAACCCCAGGAATGTTATTTCTAGATTCAGCTTCTTTTTGTTGTGCAGTTTGTTTTACCTGTTGCTGCTCTTGAGCTGCTGCCTCTGCGGCCAGGCGTTTCTTTTCTTCCTGTTCTTTTTGAAACAGAGCTGCTTCGTTAGCAGACTGTCTAGCCATAACTGGGTCAACGGTAGCTTTAGTAGTACCGTCTAACATGCTATTAAGCGGATCGTAATCCATTACACTGATTTACCATGTAAGAATGTATATTGCTTCCCGTTAGGTAGTTGAATAGTTAGTAGATCACCGTGCTCTGTACGTTGAGCTGGTTTTACAATACGAACACCACCCTTCAGGTAGACTTTAGACCCGGAATAAGTGCCATAGTCAATCCCGTGAGATCCCCTAGCCCTATGTCCAGCTTGTGTTTCAGTCACTGGAACTGAACTCAAAGGAACACGACGCCCCTTGTCTTCAACTTCCACGTAATTATCAAGTGCTTTATAGTCAAATAAACCACCGTCAGTTTGTTTCACATCAAGGTGAGGACCAGTAGAAGTGGGGCCAATATTTCCAGTAACATAGGCAACCTTCGGATTGAGGATTGCTGCATTAGACCAAGGCTGACCACCAGGAGAGCCATAACCATATTTGGCCGCATTTAGCAATACTTTATTTAGGTATCCTTTGTTTTCGGCGCTATGTGGAATAGGTCCCCCATACTTGGCAATATTACCCATGCCGCCGTTGTAGGCATAAATAGCTTTATTCAGATCACCATTAAAGTAATCTCTAAGATAAGCAAGATACTTAGCTGCACCTTGGATACTAGAACCAGCATTAGTGACATCAACGCCCCATTCTCTAGCTGTAGCTGGAACGAATTGAGCGATGCCCTGGGCGCCTTTTGTGCTAACACTATCCGTTCTCCAATTGGATTCGGTTTCTAGTAGACCAGCTAAAATTGCAGGATCAATGCGGTTAGCTGAAGCTGCTTGTTGAACAAGAGTGCCATAGCCGTTGGGAATTAAACTTGTGTTAAATGTACCGATAGATGCATAGGCGCGATTGACACGTCTTGCGGAAGGTTTGTAAGTAAGGAGTCGCAGGAAGTTAGGGGACATAGTACCCTGAGCAACCTTTAAAGCAGGAGGTACTTCTAAAGACCCTAATTTTTGTGCCTGTGCTTGACGATTAAGAACTTCCCATGGTGAAATCCTACCGCCTAGACGCTGAGAAATGTAAGTAGCAATAGCAGGTGTTTGGTAATTCGGGCTGTTGGAATCACGTATAGCTTCTTGTAAAATGGCTGCAGGTATTAAAGCAAACCGATCTAACGCTGTATCACCAATTTTAGTTTTTTCGTCAATAGCTATTTTATGTTTTTCCCAAGCAGTACTTGTACCTTTTGGTACTATAGCAGAATTGGTAAACCCACTGAAATCATCAACTGCATACCGTCCTTTTTTAGTTGCCCCTAAATCAATTTCTTGTTTAATAGCTGCATAGGCATTGGCAGCAGCCTGAGCTGGTAAAACTGCTCCACCTTGAAGACTACGTAAATATAGTGCCTGAAACCTTGCAGTAGCATCAGACTTGGCTAGTTCTAAGCCAGGAACGTTCTTAGGATTACCTGCAACGTTTTCACCAACTAAGCGTTCAACATCGCCTTCTAGCTGTTTAGTGTACTTCTTAAATTCAGGAGTATCGTTACGAGCTTTATCATATGCCTCAGCTCTATTTAAAAACTCTTTTCTAACAGTACCCGGTACGCTAGGATCATCGAGCATCCCTTTAGTCAGTAAACCTGCCCTATCAAGACGATCAAACTTATCGCTTAGTTCTTTAGCAAGAGTTGCATTTGTACTTCTATTTGTCCAACGTTCTAGGCGCGGATCAATAAAATCAAAGTCATCCTGCATCTTAATCTTGGCTTGTTCAATAGCTTCAGCAGATGGAGGATTCTTTTCCCACTCCTCTTGAACCTGCTCAAACCATTTCTTACCATCAAGTTCTAGTGCAGATTTATTTGCATTATATTCCTGATTTTCACCAGCAATAGCTGCTTGCTTAGCCAGTCTAAATTCTGACTCATACAGTTGATTCCAAGTCTTACCTTTTTGCCAAGATTCAGAATTACCAATAGAGTCAATATCATCTGCATTTGCTACACGGGAAAGCAATTCCTTGCGGGCTTGTAGGCGTGTATACTTGCCAGATCTTACAAGGTTGTCCATTGCAATATTAAACCCTTGAACCTTACTAGCCTCAAAGGTGGCAAGGGTTTCATCAACTGATGCGTCCTGCGCCTTACGTACATCCTCTTGACGCCAATTATTGAGCATCTGTGCATCAGACTCACGCATCTGAGACCATGCATACTTGTTCTGGAGTTCTTGACTGAGACTACTAAGGCCAGTATCCTTAAGATATTTAGCACGTAGAGCTGCTAATGCAGCCGCTCGCTCAGGTGCTGTCTGAGCATCAGCAGGAAAGAATTTACGACCATCAACTGTGATCTCAGTTGAACGGTCAGATGACATAGCATTCTCAACCCATCCACCCCATTCACTACCGAGCTTCTTAGCCATACCCATTGCAAGGCCATACTTTCCCCAACCACTAAGATTGCGAATCTTTTGAATTGCTAAGTAGTCAGCTCCACCAGCTTGGACTGAGTCAGCAAAGGTTTGTATTCCACTGTCTGTGGCCTTTAACTGCTCCTCCATGGCATTAAACTTTGCCATCCGTTCTGGAGTTAGGTCAAGCTCATAGGCAAGGTTTTCAGCTTCGGCACGTTCTGCTTCGTTTTTAGCGTCTTTCTGTTCCTCAAGATGCTTACCTAGCGTCTGCGAAAAGCCAGCTAAAGCTTGAACATTATACTGAGTCTGCTGATCGTTGAAGTTGATCGTACGTTTCTGTTGCTCAAGCTGCTGCCCTGCCACCTCCTGCCAGCTTTGAGAAAGCCGATTAGCATCAGCTTCTAAGGCCCGCGTAGGTGAAGCCGGTGTGATTGGGTTAAACCCTTTCGACTCAGCAGAACCTTGGAATTGAATTTGATCAGGTAGATTCATTATCGTTGGCCAAGCTTAAAATCATTGTTTGGATTAAATTTAATATCACCTGATTTAGGTGTTTTGCTGATACTACCAACAGCAGAACCTGCTGCACCCAACAACGCCGCAGTAGGATCAAATTTCTGCATCTGTGGCCTCTGTGGAGCAAACGTCTCTGTAGGAGCCTGTGCAACCTGAGACCAAGATTGGTTATTAGCACTGGCAAGTTCACGCCAAGTGTCGTAATTCCTCTGCATAGAAGCAGAGCGGTTACTGGCTAGATTTTCAGACATGATGGCATTGTTCCTTCCAAAGGCAGACAGCAGTGATTGGTTCATCTTTCGTGCAGAATTGCCATACGATTCACTTGCACCAAGCTGACCTTGTGCCCCAATAAGTTGTTGTAATTGATCTTGTTTTTGGAAAGCTGCCTGCATGAACGTTTCATTCATACGGTTCTGTTCAGCTGTATAGGCTCGACCTGCAGCTTCATTATTAGAATCAATAGTATTTTGGTAGTCAACGCGCTGGTTACCCCAGGAACTTAATACCTGTTTCCAATCAGCATCACGTTTGGCTACACCATATTTGTAATCGGCCATTGCTGCTTTGTTTTGAGCAGCGGTTGAGGAAGCACCACCAGCGATACTGCTGATTGCACTAAGACCTCCACCAATAGCGGCTGTTGCGTCGCACACGGATAAACTCGATAAAGGTTAGGTTATTAGGACCGTAAGTAACCTCACGGAGAAACTTAAATCCAAGGAACTGGAGAAGCTTTAAGTGAACAGTGTTCCGCTTATCAACGATGTTCCATAGGTAGGGTTCAGGGCGGCTTTCAATAAATCGTTTAGCCTCCCTTGCAAATGTAATAGGGTATTCATGAATAGCAGGAGTGGTTAGCATCCATATGCAGTTATCTCCTACTATTCCTGCCACTCCGGCAGTCTTGCCGTTAGGCACTGTGAATGACACGCAATAACCTTGGAGTGAGTTGATGGGAATGGAAACTCTGGGATCGTGACCATGCCCTTCAACTACTTCTCGTCGGTCATCCTCGCGTAAGTTAGAGGCCACTTCAAAAGCAGCCTCCAACGTACAATGTTTAATGTATTTAGACACTCGTATATTGTTTGGTTGATAGCTTGCCTTCCCACTCCATGCTCAATAGAACAGTAGGAGTTGGATGCTTGCTATAAAGCTTGATCGTAGCATTTGTATTCTTATCATAGACAGGTAGGGTATGATAAGCAGTAGGTATTACTTCGTGAGTATCAGCCCTGTAATTGTCAGCTGGACTCTGTTCCCATGTATCACTGTAATCATTCTTCCCTAGGTGAGTAACGGTAGTATTGAACATACCAATATCGCCAAATTGGAACTTACAGCGGTGGACGGTTAGGTAAGACCTAGTGTCAGTTTTAGTAGCAACAGTCGAAACACTTGTATAACGAACAGTTGGAATATCAACAGACATTTCATATGGGTAACCAACTGCAATGGTTGTATCAGTCCAATTGCCAGACAACTTGTACGTGGTGATACCAGTCGTAGCATTAGTACTGATTGATTTAAAGACATCAACCTTACCTTGGAACCGTGAACTACCTATACCAAATGCAACAGCATCTGCAATACGGTACACAGTGTTGGATACAAACGATGTTTCATAGAGCGTAGCGTTGAAAGTTAACGCACTACTAGGAATAACAATTCTGTTATCCAGCCTAGGAGAATAAGACACATCGCCCTTGTTAACAATCAATTCATCTGAATTAATGGTAAGGTTAATGCTAACAAGATTGACATCAGATCCATTGCTAGTGACAGCATAATAAACATCTTTATCAACAGCATGGTGGATCAAGTTACCATCAAGTTGCCAGCGAACCCAAGAGGTAACAATCCTTTCCTGACCATTGTTAAAGAATTTATACACAAACAAGTCAGGAGTATCACGCTCAGCAAAGGCAATGAACGTATTCTCTTTTGATTGTGCAATCTCTTTAGCATTGACTGGAATCAATTCAGAGATGATCTTTGACTGCTCAATGATTTCTGGTGTGTTGCTTGAGCTGATACCTGTCATCTCAAAGAATCTAGACCATTTACCACTCTCAGATAAGAATCCAATCGTAGTACCCATATCAATTAACTGAGAGTTAACGTTATAGGTATATGTACTAAGGGTTTCAATTTTGGCAGTCTGTGGTGTCAGAAGATCTTGCGATGTACCAAATAAGAATTGCTTGTCCTTACTAAAGACCAACAGTCCTACCTTCATACCAACCGCACTGTACAAAATACAGGGAGTAGTGGAACTGGTTGCTAGGTCAATTGGATCAGCATCAGATATGGCAATAGCTGTCTTACTCCAGAAGTTAAAAAAGTCACCAGACCGACTAAGGATGATATTCTCTCCACTGAGCATCCCCAACCTATTCCTATAGAAGAACATCTTATTGATGGTGCTTCCTACAAAGGATGGTTGAAGATTGGTATCGTCATCACCAACTAAACGGTCTTCCCAATCCACAGGGCTGAACATGAACGTACCATCTGGCATACGTACCAGTTGGTGGGGCATGGTTGCATAGTTGAAGTTGACTAGGATCCCAGGCTTGATGGTCTCCTCCCATGCTCCAGGTCCATCCACACCAGGAGTAGTACCGACAAACTTGACATAGTAATCATCCTTGTCATCACCAGTATTGAGAATCTTGACTACATAACCGTCCTTACACTGGAGAGGAAGCCGACTAATGTTGTTGACCTTATTGGTCATCGATACAATGGCATCATCTGTACGACCACCCTTAGCATTCACTTGGAATTCAGAAGGTCCAGTCACATACAAACCAGTCCCAACAACTGTTGCAAACCATCCAAAGTTAGCATCAATCTGTGTCTTGAAATAAGACAGGATTGATTCGTAAGTTATGGTCCCAGTAGCAGCATCCTTAGGAAGTAGCTTGGGGGTAGTGTTAATAAGGGTTGGATAGGTTGACCTATACTCATGAGACGAGACACGAATAGTGTACGTCTTACCAGACATTGTTTCTGTCCAGCTATCGCCAGTTACCCAACCCTGACCACCATTTACAAGCGTGACATAAGTCTTGTACTTACACTTGTAACCAGAGTATGGGTCAGCATTATTAACAGGAGCTGCCTGCCCACGTGTTTCGATCTGGTAGCGCATGTTGATTTTGCTACCACTGGTTTTATTAAACGTAGCAGTTTGCGTGAAGGGGCAGGTACCATCGCTTTCTTCCCAGTCACCAGGATCAATGGTCAGTGCTGTGGCATAAGGTACAAGGACATCCGCAGTACTACCAGGCTTGGAAAAGGAGATCGAATACTCGGTGTTGTACTCCAGGGTCTTCAGGTTAATGAAGGCTTCATAGGGACGTGAGTTAGCAGTGGTGTTACCCATGCTGATGATTCGCTTCTTATTGGTAAAGAAGGTGTAATCATTTACAGTGAGGATCTCTATGTCATCAGGTGTTGCAGCAAGAAGGTAAGGCACTGTTTGTACAGGTGTTACAGTTGTTGTACCAGTACCTGTTGAGACACTACCATCTTCAGCTACACCACATTTAATGGCTTCAATCTCATAAAGCTTCTTGAGTGCTAAGGTTGCAGAAGCAAGTGCAGGTAAGAGTGCTTGAGCTGCATCAGCTGTTGCTTTAGCAGCATCAACCTCAGCTTGAGTATAAATACCAGTTACCTTAAGAAGATCATAGCCATCCCATGCAACCGTATACCTAGAGTTTGGAACAGCTATATTGTCATATCTTTTAGGTCCAATAGCATAGCCAGATGGAGCAACAGGTGTCACACCATGTCTAACCCAGAAACCTCCAGTTCCAACAGGTCCCCTAGCATTATTCCATACTGGGCTACTGTACAAAACATAAGAAAGGATATTAGCTTTTTTATTCTCGTAGTCAGCATTAGCAGAGGAAACTACAGCTTCCTGTGCATCATACTCACTCTTCTTAGCAAGGTAAGTATCCAGCCGTGTCTTCATCAGTGCTGGATCACAGCCTGTTGGACGGACTGGTGTTACTGATAAAGTAGCTGCTGGATTCAGACTAGAACCAAAGTCAGCAGGTAGACCAACACCACCATCATCAGGATGTACAAGGTCAGGTGTGCTATTGTAACGTATGACTCTTGGAGTACCGTCTAGGAGAGACCAGATGCGAAGGCTTCCATTAAGGTACTGACCAATATACTTTTCAGTAGTATCACGAAAGATCGTAAACCACTTACCTTCCTTCGTTGTGTTCAGTTTATTAATTAATTCAGATCCTGGCCGCTTTACAAGGCCAATGGTTGGATCTGGTATTACATTCAAAGCATCCCTAACCTGACCTTGCTTCTTTAGGTGATCAGGTTGCTGGGAGATACCATGAACATAGCTTGAAATTTTCTGGGTGATATTTGGCATTAGCGGATCAGTGCCTGGTATGGACGGTAGTTATAACCTTGTGACCCACGTGGATAACCAAGGAAGTTATAGTCACCTTGATTGCACTCATACTCCATGCAGATCACACGGGCTACAGTCTCCTGATCTTGGAGAAGTAAATAGATCTCCTTATCACCAATCAACTTACTAGCAACAATACGAGCTGCTCTATAGGTGATGTATTGCTTGAAAGGCGTGGGAAGGTCTACGAAATCAAAGTTCCAAACTACATCACAATAGAGTGGCTTGGTGAATGTAAAGGTATGATTAAATTTATCATAGACTCTTCCGTCTCTACGTACAATATCAATACTAGGGTCTTCAGTATCACTTAAATCCAACTGCAGTACATTCAGTGGATAAAAGATATTGCCGTCTTCATCAGGTGAGAATGGGTAGCGATATTCAGTATTAAATACCCAACCTTCGGCTTGAGTTTGAACGCTTACATCCTGTAGAGTCCTAGCGATCAGCTCTACTTCAGGGTTTTCATAATTGACAGTAGTGACGGCAGATTGACCAATGGCCCCCAAGATCATATTGATTGCGTGGAGTTCTGTCTCAGTATCAAAGGAAATGGAGGACATGGTATATGTATAAAAAAAGGGAGCCCCCCGAAAGGACTCCCAAGTAAGTATTAAACTAGATAGTAGGGAGGTTACACTCAACACCACCAGCATAGTTACGAACACCAGAGGTGGTAGAAGTAACAGTGCTAGCAGCAACAGCAGTGCCGCCCCATGCACGGCGAGTACGTGCAACAGAAGCACGGATAGCAGTAGCGCATACACCCGAGAGTGCAGCGGTAGTACCCTTTTCAGTTGAAAGGTTAGCAGCCATAATTAATTACCTTAAGTTGTAGTACGACCGATCTCTACAGGCTTGCGAGGGTTATAGGTCTCGCTAGCAATTGTGTAAGAGCCTTTACCAGAGATAGTGTTCCGCTTGGGAACAATAACTTCTTTGGCGCCATTAGCGGCGCTAAGTACGGTTACAGCCATGATCAGACTGCCTGCAGTTCGATAGCAGCAGCAGGGTTCAGGGTGCCACAGCCCATGGCAAGACGACCAACGATGATGTCGCCCTGGTACAGGACAGACACATCACCAGAGGTGGTTTGCACTTGAGGACCAATAGCTTCCACAACGCCAGCAGCATCTTTCTGGTAGATCAAACCGCAGTGAGCGGAGAAGTCACCAGAGTAGTCATTGTTCTCACCAGACACAGCGGCAACAGTGCCAGCTTTGAAGGGGAGGTTGTTGGAACGACGGATGTCGATGCCAGCAATCTGCATCAGACCTTCGCCAGAGTTCATAGAACCTTGGGTGTTACCAAATTCCCGGTAGAGAATGTTGGTATCAACTTGAGAGATCAGAGCGTAGTACTGACGAGGGCTGAGGACAGCGGTACGGCCAGTCTTAGGAAGGTTCTTTTCATCAAGGATGGAAGCAGCTTCAAAGAAGGCATCAACGATGCTTTGAGCGTTGTACTCATTACCAGCACCAACTTTGATGATCGAACCGCCGGGCTCAGGACCAGGAGCAGCAGTGATGGGGTGAGCCTCACGTGCAGCTTTGGCAATGGTGCGGAAGATCTTTTTGTCATAAGCTTCAGCCAGAGCGTAGCCGATCTTGGCGGCAATCTCAGAGCGGAGGCTGTAGTGAGCCAGAGTTTCATCAAGGTCATAGACAAACGCGCTGGAGATCAGCAGGTCGTCACAGACGATGGTCTTCTCTGCCACCGGGGGATCACCAGAACCAAGGATAGGAGTACCCACGGAATGGTAATCAGCGGTCATGCGACCAGTGAAGATAAACTGAAGGCTCTTGCCGTTCTTCAGGGTACGGTTCTGAACCGTGCCTTTAGCGATACAAGCAGCTTCATAAGCCTTGAACAATTCACCACTGAACAGTTTCAGATAGGTGCCGTACTTAGTATTATAAGCACGGGACTTGTCGGTATCAGCTACCGCCTTATTAATTACACCAAGCGGTGATTGGGTTGCATTAGGTGCAGTGGCCATTGGAAGTAAAAGAGAGAATGGTTAAAAGTTTCTCTCCAACGTTGGAAAATTTTGCGCGTTAAAATATCAAGTGTTCGTCTCTCCGAACTGTCAATGGCAAAGGGTGTCCGCCTTAGCGGGCCTAAGCCAACACCAACTGATGGGATCGGACCATCATTTCTGGGCTATGGGCCCAGCGTCATACTTAAGACCAAGTTGGCAGATAACCCTGCGCTAACAGCAGCAAGGTGTAAAACAAAGATCCATACCTGTTACCCTTTGGGAGGGGTTTACAGTTTCACCGTTACTAAGCCACGGACGCGGGCAAGAGAAAGGAGGTCCTACTCTGAGGTGCCTCCAATCTGTTATCAAGCTACCTTTTGAATACCCTTAGGAGACAGTGACTGACATGAAGCCAGGTCACCTGCATTCACATGAGGATCAGGGTAAGCAGGAATAAAGAAACGATCACCAGTAGTCTTAACAAGATACTGAGGAATTACCGAAGAAGTCTTCGGGTTAAAACCTTCGTGTGCCATAATAAAAAAAGTGTATGTTAACTGAGTCGTGTGATATTGACTCGGCCAACTCCAGAGCCAGCAAGACCGATAGCTTCAGCCGCGCCTTTACTGAGATCAATTGACCTCCCAGGAATGTAAGGTCCTCGATCATTGACACGCACCACGGCACATCGCTGGAAACAAACCTTAAGTCGTGTTCCAAACGGTAGTGTCTTGTGTGCTGCAGTTAGAGCGTGTTGATTAAATCGTTCACCATTAGCAGTACGTAGGCCATTAAAGCCAGGGCCGTACCAAGAACTAATGACGGACAGAGTAGTTAGCAGAGGTAGCATAGTAAAATTGCAAAGAACTTTCATATGGCTCACACGTCAGCTCTACAACTACTCGCAAGATGCAGAGCTATATTCCTTAGAATTCGATATTAGAACGATCTAGCTTGTCAAAGATGTCCTGACGGTATGCAGGATCATTCTCATAGCGTGGATCACTCATGGCTCGAACCACTTCAGCCTGAGAACGGAACGCGTCGTATGAAGTAGTTGCTGCTTTACCTGAAAGCATCCTTCCTTCATATCCAACAGCTTGTTCATACTCACTCCTGAGACCAGCGACAGCAAGCTGGATAGCCTGAACATTGCCAGACTCCACCACGTTATCGAAGGCCTGAACATATTCGGGGTTAAGATTCTCGGATGCCCAACCAATGAGATTGGAGTACGCTTGCTCACCACCAACACTGTTTTGGATAAAGTTGACCTCCCTATCTGTGAGATCAGGAGATGCTTCATACTGTTCTTGTTGTGGTGCGTTTGCTTGAATCTCAAGGTATGCAGCAACTAAGTCCTGACTAGACATCTCACCAAACCTGGCTAGAGTCTCTTCAGTAAGTTGGCCACCGTTCTCATAGTATTCCGCCGAAGCCTCTTGAATAAGGTTGACACCAGGGGATACTTCATACTCCTCTTCTTCCTGATCATCGGTCTCTTCAGGATATTCTTCAGGATCATCAGCGTTGCGTTCACCAAGCTTACGTTGAAGCTCAAGGTACGCCTGCTCTAGTTCCTGTGCATCACGGTACTTACCAGCCAACAGGTCATCCTGTTCTGCTACAAGTTCCTCACCAACCCTCAACGAATCCAGTTCTTCTTCAGAGAATTCCTGTTCGTCATATTCGGTTGGATCATACGTCAGTTGGTTTGCCATACATTGTTTCTACTTTTAGGTTACCCAGTCCAATGGTGTCTATAACGTTCTTTGTTTTAGGGGGACCAATTAGACGCTTACGGGCGTATTTGTTTTTAACTTCTTCCGCTCCAGATACGTCAGGTTTACTGACCTGGGGGAGCTTGCTCTTGGGGGGTCGGATTGGCTTGTGCGTTTCCACCGGTCATCATCTCCATTGCGTTAGGGTTTTTAGTTGGATCCATCATTGGTGTCCCAGCTAGTTGGCCAGCTTGATCAACCAAAGACTGACTAACAGCTTGTTGTTGCTGTTGTTGCTTATCCTGTTGCAGCTGATCCATAGATTTAACTAGGTTCAGGATATCTATACCTTGAGCTGCAGCCAAACGTTTGATGGCTTCCTCTGGGTTGATGTACTGAGCCAAAGCCTGTGGACCCATTGTCTGGGCAATGGTGGTGATGAAGGTGGTCAATGACTCACGATCCTGACCACGACCAAGGGCGTTGATACCAGCAACGATGGTTGGCTTAACCAAGTCTTTGGGGATCTTGGGTAGTTCACCGTCACGTTGAAGAACCATTAACTTACGATTCAGATAAGGAACCAGGAACTCAACAGTAAGCAGACTGAAGAGTCCACCCAATTGCTGTTCCAATTCCATCTGAGTCATACGTACTTCTTCAGCAGTAGTACGTTCGCTCTGCCTTACATTCAAGACAAGGAAAGCTTCACTGATCCGTTGGGTCAGCATCACTACCATCTCTTGTGCTGTACGGAAGTCAGCTGTCTTACCAACCTGGATCACAGCAATGTCATCGGGGCGACCCTGAACAATTGCTCCATTACCAGCATTGGCAATAGTCTGAGGTTTGGTAGTAGAGCTAGGAGACACTGTGAAGATAACCTTTGCAGCGGCTGCTGTACCCTCTACGAGGGCTTGTGACAGTGACTCAAGGGCACGGAGATCACCAAGGAACTCCTCAACCCTTCCACGACCATAATCCTCACCGTCTACGGTGTTAAATCTCAGGACAAGCCAGGGGGAGTTAGTCTTAGGGGCGGTAGAACGAGTGTTAGGAATGATCTTCCCAAACACTTCTTGATACCAAACCCAACGACCATTCTCCAGCTTGACGTGGGTGTACACCTCAACATCATTGTCCGACATACCATTCTTAACCCCATCATCCCCTGGTACATTAGGAATGATGTCTGGGATATCAAGTTGATCCCGGTCAATCAATTCTTTGGTAACAATCTCAAGGATATTCCCATTGCCATCACGATTAATAACGTAACGGTTAAGAGGGAAATGCTTAAGACCATCCCGTCCCATAAAGATCAAAGCATTACCACCAACTACCAAGTGTTTGATAGCTTGATGGACAGTCACTCGATCACTAGAAGCAGAGATGGAATCCATCACCATACGTTCTAGCTTTGAAAAACTTAGATCTAGTTCAGACCTAACTTCTGCAGGAATCTCAGTTCCTAGTTTGTCATCACGAACTTGAAGCTTGAAGAATGTAGTCTGAGGAGGAAGCAACGCAAGCATCAACTTAGATGCAAGCGTCACAACCCCCTTGGCACCAACACTTTGCCATGGTGTAAACAACATGGAGTGTGGTGTTGGGTGCTTCTCTAACGTAATAAGATATGGAAGAGTTAACCGACTACATTCAACAGCGGTATTCAAGAACTGATTACGAGTTGCCGATAGGGCGTCGTATCTGCTCTTAGCTGTCACAGGTTCATACCTCCACCGGAAGTTCCTGTATTAAGTCCAATCTTCAATTGTGATGCACCTTTACTGAGGCTGCCTTGTTGCTCACGCTTGCTCTGCTTAGTCTTAAGTGTGGGCTCAGCTCCAGCTGGTTGCAATGGTGCAGGTGCCGGTGCAGGAGCGTCAGGCTTAGGAGGTGCAGGAGGTGCAGGCGTAAGGGGAGGAGGCGGTGGTGGAGCTTTGGGGCTATTGAAACACATTAGTCTTCACTGATACGTTGTTTGATCCACTCCACTACGGAGCGTTGACCCGCACGAAACATGATTGTTTCATAGGCGTCGTGTGGTGTAGGGTTATAAGCTGGGAATAGATCCTCAAGCTCATCAACTACATTTTGAATACGCTCACCAAAAAGGTTAAGCGTATTGCGGGAGATTGGGGTTTGCATGTTCAAAGAATGCTGGCATACGTGCGCGTTTAGTCTCAGACAACTCAGGTGCTTTACCTTCGTACATCAGACGATCACTAGCATCTAGCCAAAATTTTTTATCAAGATATTTATTGGATGACTTACCCAATGGTTGCATCACCCAGTTGATTGTTGCTTTCCTTAGTTTGTCAAGACTTGGAGAGACCATAAGGCCCAACTCACGGCAGACCAAAGAATTAGCGGCAACGTGGATTTGTTCATCACGACTAATATCTGCACTTACTGTTCTAAGACCAGCGTCACCATTAAAGCGGAAGAAGGGGAGTAGAACAAAGAAGATTGACCTTTCAGCCACCATGGCTTTGAGGACAGTGTGATCGTGATGCGCCGTCCAAGCATTCCTAAGTCGCAACGCTTCGGCCTCAGCCTTTGCATCCACGCCAAGAGCGTTGGCGATGTAAGACAAAGCCACATCGTGGTTTTCTTCGTCTTTGATATTGGATCGCAGTAGGTCCCGCGATAGCTCTGGAATTTCACCAAGGGCATCTTGTATAAAGTCTCCAACAGGTAGTTCCATATGACGCATGGCCAAGGCACGGAAGATTGTTTCTTCAGCACCCTCCACCAAGGTTCCTGCAGTGGTTTGTACAGGAGTCCACTTACGCTTTCTATTTTGTAGTTTCTGATAAGGGTTCATTTTCCTGTTGACTTGAGTTTCTTTTTAAGGTCAGCATTTAAACGCCGTTGCTCTTCATTGTGTATGGAGATTCCGGCCTCCTCACCAATTTGCCAATTAGCGTACTTACCCATATGTTCTCCAGTCTTTAGGTAATGCTTCCATCCTTCTTCAGGACTTACAAGCTTTCCATTTACGACAGTTGGGTAAACTGTCTCCAACCCATCTCTTTCATCTAGCTGACCAGCTGAACGGACAGTAGCTGTTTTGTTTCCATCTTTAACCCTTGGCCTACCAATCAGCTTTAGATTGCCAGGTACAACTGGTTGAAGCCCAGCTGGGTAGCCAGGCAAAGAAGGTTGAGGTTCACTGGAATAGCCAGGACCAAAATAATCAAGAGGCTTTGGTTTCTTTTCAATCTTTAAGGCATTAAGTATTTTCTTGATGGGGTTCATTCGCCGCAATCACAAGTAATTGGAGATTCATTCAAAATGTCCTCCAAGTACGAATCAATATCGGCTTCCTCAAGACCGGCATAAGCACTGGTCTTGTCTTGCGTATCACTCATAACTTGGAGGCTATAGTAAAGGCTGGTCTGCGGTGAAGCTAACCAATCTTCAACAAAGGCTTCATCGTAAGTAACTACGTCAGACCAAGAGTTGAAAGAATAGCCATGGAACAGCCCGGTCTTATCCAACAGGCGGATAACACCATCAGCTACTCGCTTGTAATTTTGCCAACCTACCTCACTGGCAATCTCCACATTGCCGTAGTTGAAAGACTGAACCCCAAAAGTGGCGCTATCGCGGTCCACTTGCCTAGAGATCGGGGGAGCAATTTCCGGTGTTGTTGTGAAGCCCAGTGCGTCGGTGTAGCGGTACGAACATGAAGCGGTAGGTGCGATTGCAAATGCACGTACCATCCCGCTATAACGAGCCACCTCTGCAGCAGCTTCAATTCCACGTTGTAGTTTAGTAGCGAGTACATGTGCCCCAGTCCGCTCATATGGTTCATTGCCACGGAGATCCTCAAGGGCTTCTCCGAAGGCTTCATAGGTCACTCCATAGCGACCAAGAAGGTTGGCAAGACCAAGCATCCCAAGACCAACCTGACGGTCAACCTCAGGGCTTAGGTACTCCCCCGATTCACCGACACCTGTTTTCGAATGGAGTGCACACAACTCGGACATACCAGCAACAAAAGCTGGTTCGATGTCTTCGATGTCACAGGCACCCAGATTGACGTGCTGAAGCAAGCAAGTGCCTCGTGAGGGCAGGTAAACTTCAAGACAGACATTTCCGTAGATTCTATTTCCATCTTTGTCTACTCTAGATTTGTTTAGCCATACGTCACCCCTTGCAATTGCGGCAAGCACTGCCGTTTTTACTTGGTTGGTTGCTTCACCCCACTTATGAGTAGTAAGGTTGACGCAACGCTTGACCCAAGGCAGATCAGCGCGGCTAGCGTTGACAAACTCAATGATATCAGGGTGACTAATATCAAGATGACATACAATAGCTCCATTCTTATAGTGTCCTCCACGACGGAGGATCTCATTTAGTGTTGAGTAGATCTTGGCAAAGGAGACAGGACCAGAAGAAACCATTCCCTTACCATTCTCACGCCCCTTAGCACGAAGCTTGGTTAAGTGAATGGCACACCCAGCTCCAAAGCGAAGAGCATGGCTAGCAAAACGCCAGCTAGCTTCAATACCATTAGGCCCCTCCATCTCATCTTCCACAACGAAGACAGTACAGGAGACAGGAAGACGGCTGGTTGGATCATCAATCCAAGATTGAACCCGTCCAGTACGAGCGATAAGTTGTTTTTGTGGTACAGACATTAAACGAGGTCAGTAAGTGTAGGTGGTTTATAATTTGGTCCTTTTAAGACTTTCCCATCAGACCGATAGATAGGCTTACCATCTACATCAAGTTTGGACATATTAGATGTATGGACACGGTCTAGTGCTTCATCCAAATCCCAACCAAGATTGGTAGCGTATTGGTAGCAGACATATACAAGGTCCGCTAACTCTTTCAAGGCTTCTTCGTGGAAGACCTTTCCATTCCGAAATAGAAAGTTTTCAGCCTCTAGAAACTCTTTGAACTCCTCAACGATCAAGGTCCGTTGCGTAGTCCGTGAAGCTGGAGTTGTACTGTTGCTCACCCGGAAAGCGGTCCTGAACTCCTGGGCTTGTTCGCTCAGCTTCGACTTGTTTTTTGAAGAGGATTTCATGTTCAAGTTCATTCTGTAGGTAATGGATTGCTTTGGTTAGATCAGCAATTCGATCTTCTTTGTAGCCAGCACGGCAGATATACTTGATGGCATTACCAAGGTGAAAGTTCAGCTCTTGGTCTCTGATGAAATCCCAAACTTGGATTTGCCCACGTTTGTAGTAGCTGGGGCCTGTGATGTTGGTAATGGCCATTTTTTAACTAGGTTAGAGATTGAATTAGAGAGTACAAAGTTTTGATGCTGTAAAGCCATAAGGACTGTGATGATGTCCTTCTTGTCAGCACTAGGCAGCAGATCCTGTAGTCTCCTCAATTTGAAGCTCTGTTCCACTGTCAACTCCATCACTGGAGGAGGTGGGGGTCCAAAAGATTGGTTGCTGGAGTTTGTGGTCATAGTCATCGTTCTGAAGAATTTTTGCTAGTCGGGCATTCCGAAGAGCATCATCTTCAGTTAGACCCTTATCAATAAAGGCTTGTAATACGGTGTCCCATGTGTAGCCATCTGAATCAAGTAGAGCTACAGCCCTCTTAATACCAATGCCAGGAACTCCTGCATAACCATCGGTCTGGTCACCAGCCATGGTTTGAATCAAGTGCCAGTTGAAGCCTTCCTTTATGGTGATTGTGACAACTCCAGTAGACATGTCATACAAGTCTCCAGGGATCTGTCTCATATCCTTATCAGGGGAGCAGATGATATGGCCAGGCTCTTTAGTAGCCCAGATACCCATAGCATCATCAGCCTCAAGCGTAGGCAACTGAACAACTTGGTAGTCCAGCTTCAACGCATTGATGACCCTTTTATAACCGCAAGGTTTCTTACGATTCCTATGGCCTTTGTAATCAGGGTCAATACCCTTACGGAAGTTAACGCTATCGCTAAAGAAAAGAATAGTATCGTCGTAAACTCCAACGTCACGTGCGATCTTGAACAACTCTCGTTGCACAAAGTCGTAGGCATCTGAGAAGTTTGAAGTGACAACAATTAAATCTTCTCCATAGTCAATCTCTGTTTCAGTTGAAGCGCAGCATTTGTAGACAATAAAGTCTGCATCTATTAGCAAGCTCATCCTTGACCCCGCTTTAGTTTGCGACCATGTGAGGGTTTAGAACGGAGACCGTTACCCTGTTTAGTTGTTTTGTATTTGGCCCTTGACTCGAATGGTTTTCGGCTTAGAGTTGTTTTGGACTTAGACGCCATTAGTGTTTAGTGGATAGATAGTATAGTGCTTTTTGAAGTGTTCCGTAATCATCACCAAAACATCCCAAGCCACGGTTGCATCTATCGCAGATGTAACCACGAAAAGAATCCGTTGTATGGCAGTGATCCAAGATCCAGACCTCAGTATGTTTTTGGCAAATTGGACAAGCACTAGAAGGTGGTGGTGGGTTAAGTTTACGTAGCTTATGGCGTAACCTACTCATGTCTGAACGACATGTTCGACATGTGTTTCTTAAACCCCCTCCTGTTTGATATAGATCAAAACAAGTGATAGGCTTGACCTCTGAACACTTAATGCACTTCTGCCCAATTGATCCCAGACTTAGCGTCTGCTTCGATTGGGATCCTACATTGGTAATACTCTCCAGCAGACTTAGCTGCATGAAGGAGTGCGAACTTAAGGTCATCTACATATTGGGGTTTAGTTTCAAACTGCAGTTCGTCATGCACAAAAGCTAGTTGTCGTGCATTTATATTTGCTGAGTTAATAGTCTCGTGTGCCGTTACCATCCAGCGTTTGGCAATAACACCAGCACTAGATTGCAGTAAGTAATTAAGAGCCTTATGAGTACCGTCTACGCTGATCTTTCGACCATCAATAGCATTGATGTACCCACCAGCTGCCTTCTCTTTTACCTTGGTAACTAGGGTCTCCAGACCGTCGATAGCATCCATAAATGCTTGACGAATTTCCTTACCCCTCTTTCTTGCCTTGTTCTTGGGAAGCAAGGGATCGAAGGATAGCCCAATCTTTTCATCACCAGCTCCATACAGAAATGCATAAGTAACAGTCTTTACGGCCCTACGGGAGATGCCAATCTTGTCTGCATTGACTTGGTGGATGTCGTCGTTGAGGAGGATGTCGGCATAACGACCCCCATCAAAACGAGCCAAGTAGTGAGCAAGCATCCGCAGCTCAATCCCAGCCAAGTCAGCCCCGACCATTTGTAATCCTGGCGTGGCAATGAATAATTTTCTAAACTCTTCTTCTGCTGGAACTTGGGCAAGGTTGGGCTTACGGTGGGCACATCTGTGAGTGGCAGTGGCGACACTACAGTTGTGGTGGATCCGACCATTGCGTACGAGTTTGAGCCAACCATTGATACCTTCACTGAGGAGTCCAAGCTGTTTCGTGAGTTCAAGTACCCTGAAGAACTGAAGGGCAATTGGGGTTCCAATTTCCTTGAGGACTGTTTCGTCAATTGATGCTTTACCTTTGTCTGTGAATTCAGTGGGTGTCCAGTCATAAAAAGTTTGAAAGATCCAAGCAATGTGATCACGGGATGATGGATTTAATTCCTTTAGCCTCGTTGACTCACACCCTGTGAAGTACCCCTGTGTCTTGTTAGGTCGTTTTGGATTAAACGATGACCCTGCAACGTAAGGATGCCTTCCGCGAAGTAATTGAGTAAGTGTTTCAAGCTCTCGTCGGAGAGTTGATTCAAGTTCCCATGCAGCTCTTTCATCAAATGCCCAGCCGGATAATTCTTGTTCGGTGAGGATAGTTGCAACATCATGTTCCAGTTGTACCCAATCGGGTATAGTGATTTTCATAGCTGTAGATTCGGTGGCAGTTAGCACACAAGATTTCACATTTATCAATTTCCTGCCTTAAGCGAGCCCAGCACCACTGTTGGAGACGAGTGGAAACATCAGCTGACTTATCCTCAGGATTTAAATGGTTAAAATCTAATGCCGATGGGTGACCCTTATACCCACATTTGGCGCAACCTTTCTCAAGCTTAAACGCGTCTACTAACAATTTGTTGGCGTCAAAGTTTTTCTTGTTTCGCTCTTTTGATTTTCTAAGTTTATCTTCGTAAGAAAGTGGTGCCATAACTTTGTTGTAACCTGCACATCTTGCAAGCAGTAATCCTCCATCTCCTGGCTCCATTCTTTCCAATCGGTAGTCTTACCAAAGGAACCCTTGTATTCCCCAAGGCGGTAGCCATAGGATTCAAGAGAATGTCTGCCAATTAACTGAAGGGGCATGTGCGACCATTTGGGTTTCCTGTTCTCGTAGTCTTCATTAGTTCGGTCAGCGTGATAGATGCGTGACAAGACTAAAGTGTCTAGAAGAGTTGCCTCTGTATTGAACCAAGGAAAGAGTTTACGTACTACAGGTATGTCGTAACTGATAATGTTATGACCAATCAAATGATTGGCATCTTCAAGCATCTGAATACCCTTAACCACAGGCTGCTCACTACCCGTATCGTTAAAGACAAAGGTTTGTTTAGCAACGAGGTCATGGATGCAGATACAGTGGATACAGGTAACATCATCGTAAAGACCGTCTGTTTCTAAGTCAAAGATTAGGTTCACTCGGGCAATGCCTCCAGTTTCTCAATTCTGCTCATCAGTTCTGTGAGAATGTGGATAAGAGAACGATAATCAATACTTTCTACATCATCACCATTCTCCATATCAATATAATTTGTATAATAAAGTTCGTATGTGAGGTTTCTGTCAGTCATTAGGCAATGCCTCCAGAAGTTTGCTTAAACGCCTTGGCGCAATCCTTTTCGGTGATGCCAAGCTCATCAAAGAACTGCCGCAAGGTCAGGCTGTGGGTTTCAAGTCCGACAAAGGAGTCATACCAACCGCCAACGTCAAGCCGCTGAGCAGATGGTGTCC